TCCTAACAGGGCGAGAGCCCAATTAATGGAAGGGACACCTTTCTTTTCTAGGAGCAGAACTATCAATGAACGCGATGACAGGATCACCAAAAGTGAAGACGAGAAGTCAACCAAATAACGTAGTAAGTGTGAGCTTGAACGAGAATTTTAATTCTTCTCATGTCTCTCAAGGAACCTTTTCTAATGGTTCATACACTTACGGCGTGACTGGGGAGACCATCGTCTATACGACAAAGCGAGCTAATCAGCGAGCTAAGTCGAATTACTGTTACCATGTCAAAGATAGATTCTTTTACCCGGGTGGGACTGATGCGCAAGCTTTAACGCTCGTCAGTCCTGCAGGCTGGACCACGGATTACCGTGGGGCGCATGCAAACGCGTGTAATGCTAGAAATACCATAGTTAACGCCGCGAAAACTGCTCTGGTTCAAACCGGAGCGGGAGTACTAGGCGCTAATGGCCAGGCTTGGATTAACAATTATTTTGCTAATGTCCAACCCGATCTGACGTCTGTGTCTATCCCCAACTTCCTTCTGGATATTGAGGATTTGACGCGGATATATCAGCTATGGAAGAAAAGATCGAAGGACTTCCCACGGTATATAAAAACCGTGAAGAAGGCTTCGAAGAAAGATGTTGTCAATTCGATTCCGGAGAAATTCGTTGCGTATAAGTTTGGGTGGAAGCCAACTGTGGCTGACCTCACCGACTTAATCAGCGGCGTGATTGATCTTAGGACAAAATTGGCTGAGTTCGAGTCTAAGCTGGGAACGCTTTATCAAGCGAACTCCGGTGTAAACCACGGACTTCCAACTTCCGCGAGCGGTACAACCGTGTATCCGAGTGGATCTCACACTTGTACATGGACAGCAAGCTGCCAACGAAAGGCGGCAGTTTCCATCACTTATGCGCCGCAGCCTTTAGCGGTCATGGGTTCGTTGGATCTGGTCCTACGGGGTCTTCTTGACTCTATGGGATTTGAGCTGAATCCTCGCATCATTTGGGACGCAATACCGTTCTCCTTCGTTATCGATTGGTTCTTTAACGTTGGAGGATTTCTTGCGCGTTACAAAGTAGATGCGTTGGAATTACCAATCGTCCTTGTGGACTCATTCGTGAGTTACAAGGAAATTAATAATATCCAGTGGCGCTGGTTACGTGCCAATGATGGCACGTATACATCCCGTCCCGCTTCGGCAGGCGCGAATGAGGTAATCAATACCTTTCATCGCATGCCTATCTATCCCGACTTTGCCTCTTTGGCTGGGTTAGGATGGAAAATGCCGTCGCTGAATCAAGCCGCGCTCGGTGTGAGCTTGGCAGCATTACTTAGCCGTAGGTGACAGCGGAACCTCCAAAAGGGTTCTGTTTAATCTATAGCGAGGTGCAGCGGTGGGTCTATACCCTTCGCTTTTTCAAAAACTCAGAGCGATCTTGCCTTCTTTTTGCAAGTACCTCTTTTCGCCCTCATTTCGAGGGAGGAGCTTCCGAACATGGCTTTAGCCACTACACAATCCTTGAGTAAGGACTCACCGGCCGACGTGGATACCAATCTTACAGTATTCGTACTGAAAGCAGCGGACCTCGGTCGATCGGAGTTTTCAGTTGCGGGGCTAACGCTCCCCAGCAAGAAGACCCTTATTGTCTCCCATGAGACTCTTAAGGACGGAACGGAAAGGCATCTTGTGCGCAACGACCGAACGGAAGTTGACGCGCTTTTGGTGCCAGCAACGGCGAGTTTTCACTGTGTGATTACTCGACCGCCCAGTACGGCGATCACGAATGCAGTCATCATTGAGATGGTTAATCAAGTAATTGATTTTCTCATCGAAGGTGGTGCAAACGCAAACGTAACCGCAGTGCTGAACAACGAGAACTAAGAAAGTCTCGTGCTCAGACATTAGCGGCAGATCGAACTGGTGTGCGCCCGTTTCTTCTGTGTGTACAACTTGGGTCATGCTAGGTACGCTTCTCGGAGGTGTCCATTCAATGTTGAACGGTAACCTGAAAAGCCTTCTCCTGTTATGGGAGAACCTAGCGAGTAACCAACGCTACAGACCTTATGTGGAGGAGTCTGATAAACAGACTTTTTCTAGGAGGTTTGACAATGAGGGTCTTACCTTTATCACCGTGATTCTTCCCAGAATTGGGAAGTCTCTAGACAAATTCCATGCCACACTGGCATGGGATACTCCTCTGGGTTTTGAAACCAGGGAAGTCCAAACTCAAGAGTCGGATCTCGATTCCGGATTTACCGGAATCTCAAAGATACCTATTTTCTTGGGAAAGGCTGTTGAAATGGCGATTTTGGGTGACTCTATAGCCGTAGATTGCGTGCGTCAACTGACGCTCGTTTTCTATAAGCTGGAGGTAGACTATGGCGGAGAAATGGAGCGACAATTCCTGGATCAGTTTGAAAAGACCGACCTGGATTTGCTTTCTCTCTTTGATGGTGTCGACACTTATCGCGACGCTGTCATCAGGGAGATGGGGCGAGTTATTACGAGGGTCCTATGTAATTCAGACCCTCTTGATATTACTCCCTCTCACGGCAGCGGTGCAACTGCTTGCCGTACTCCAAATTGGGAAAAACACCATCGACCCCTCAAATACTTTGAGAAGCTCGATAATGTTTACTCATATTCTGACTATTTCTTTTTCTCTTATACTCATCTGGTTGATGAGTTCCAGAGGTTAGAGGAGAGTCAGCCGGAGTCGGTCCCGAGGGCTCGAGTTTGTCTCGTGCCAAAGGATTCGCGAGGGCCAAGAGTAATCTCGTGTGAACCTGCTGAGATGATGTTCATCCAGCAGGGGATCATGCGAAAGCTCTATGAAACCCTCGAGGCCCATGACCTGACCTCTGGTCGCATAAATTTTGCTGACCAGACGATAAATCAGGAGTTGGCGAGACTTTCATCGAAAGGTGAGGTTGAGCTGGCAACGATCGATCTATCGGATGCTAGTGACCGTGTTAGTTTTGAGTTGATTAGGCGGGTTTTCCCAACTAATTGGCTTGATTGCCTTCGAGCTTGTCGCTCGGAGGAAACGGAACTACCTAATGGAAAGGTTATAAAGCTCAACAAGTTTGCCCCTATGGGTAGTGCTTGTTGCTTTCCAGTTGAAGCGCTTGTCTTTTGGGCATGCGCGGTGGCCAGTCTTCGTATAGCAGGGGGCCTGAAGAGGTACCCCAATGTATACGTTTACGGAGACGATATCATCACGGATTCGGCTACGGCCGAGATCGTGATGAGTGGACTTGAAAAGGTTGGCCTTAAGGTCAACCGTGATAAGTCCTTTGTCAAGGGTCCCTTCCGAGAATCTTGCGGGGGCGACTACCACTTAGGTGTGGATGTCACTCCCGTGAGGGTAAGGAAGTTCCTTGATAAGTCTCGTACCTCTGTCACGACTAACGCGGATCTTGCAAATCTTTTTATTGCAAAATTCGGTTACGCAGACGCCTATTCCTTGCTCTCAGTAATAGAGAGTGAGGGGGGATATGCGTATCCTAGGACCAACTTGTGCCTACCTGGCACTGTGTTGGTTTCTGATCCTAGTGCTAGTAACGATGTTCTTTTCAAGAGGAGATGGAATCCATCTCTTCAGCGATTTGAACACCGCATACTTGTCTGTTCTTCTGCATGTCTGCAGAGACAACCTCCAAATTGGGAGGAGCTGCTAAGGAAGCAGTTACCTAAGAGTATGCGTTCTTCAATCATGTCGCGAGACACATTAGAAGAAGACACGACTGATGGGCCGTACTTCAACCCAGTTGCAAAACTGGATCGAGCTGCGGATCCTGGTTGGTACACGGATCCCCACGCCGTCGTAGCTAAGTGGGTATGGACATGGCTTGGTTAAGCTAAGTCCAGGGTAGAAATATCGCCGTGAGGCGACGTTTCATCCCTCAGGGAGCGG